GAGATTCCTCTACGTCTCGTGGGCTCGGAGATGTGTATAAGAGACAGTGTATGAAAAGACAAAGACATTACTTGAAAATTGGAATTAATTACCAAATGCGACACCAGCCATACCATTCTTGATACGAAGAATGTTATAGTTGACCGCATAGACGCGATGGAGCTGGTTGCCACCTGTGGGATTGTTGAGGATGAGCTTGGCATTGTCGATACGAGAGAAGTTGAGGGAACCAGTGGGTTGCATCTTGCTCATCGTGAGACAGAATGGCCACGAATAAACTGGAAGATCGTCGATGATACCATCTGGTAGATCGGTACAGTGCATTTCGTGCACCACGTCGTGATGGTAGGTGGCTGACGTCTCCTCGAATAGTGCCGTACCGTTGATGTAGAGGGACGAATTATCAAATGTATACTCGGTGTCCCAATTATTACCTGTAGCCTGACCGGAGACGACATGAATAGACTTTACGGGGTGATTAAAGTAACTCAGGTCAACATCCGTGTTGGTGTTGGATGCGAGTTGATACTGCGTTTGTGTGATGAGTAGTTCATGTTCATTATCTGTAAAAAATTTGCGCTCATCCGTATCGAGGTAAATATAAGTACCGTACACCTTGGGGGTCTCGTTGGGAATGAATCCATCACGGCACTTGACACGAATTTCAACATTGTGGTACTGGAGTGCGATGAGGGGGAGAGCCTTGGTCCAGTCCTCACCAAAGAAGAATGGAATCATGTAATAATTTCCAGAGTGATTCTCCTTTTTCGTGTTTGTGGTGACGGCAAAAGAAGCTTTAGCAGAAGAATCCCTCATGAGAGGGTTGTAAACACCTTGGATAAAGAGAGAATCGAGCTGGGATACCATCTGACCACCGATCCAAAGACTGAATTCAGTGGGATTCGCGGCGGCGTTGGAGTAAAGACCACTGGTGGCACCCTGTACACCGGCTATACCATTCGCCTCGATCCAAATGTAGCTCATGAGATCACCTTTAGACCTGATGGGTATGGACACCTCGTTGTTGGCTCCAAATGTACCGATGTAGTCCATGCGTTCAGGTTTAATTGCAAAATTTGTGTATCGCTTATAATTTTGTCTAAAGAAACTGACTTGAGGGGAACCGGTGATGTAAGCATCCTGGGCACCCACTGACACGAGTTCAATTAAAGCGGCGGACATTTTTACTAATAAATGATATTAAAAATTTGGCTCCAAGTATACACATGGTGGTATTCCAAGCACTGACTTGGGAGGCGCGTGATGTTGATGACGATCATCTCATCAGTATTTTGGGAAAGACTGAAGATGGTAAATCTGTGTGTGTGACGACTACTTTTGAACCTTATTTTTTCATAAAACTACCGAGGGGTACAACGAATCAAGACGTCACCGTACTTTATAATGAAATCAATAAACTTAGACCGGGTATGGTGACGGGTTACTCACTCACACTAAAAAAGGATGTATGGGGGTTTCAAACCAATGAAATGTTTGCCTATATGCGTCTCGATTTTAGAACACTCGCTAACCGTAGAAAAATAAATTCACTTTTTGCTTATAATAGTGAATTCAAAAAATATCATGTATATGAATCCAATATAGATCCTGTCCTGAGGTTCATGCATAGAACAGGGATACAATCGACTGGTTGGTTGGATACTGGTAATTCATGTGTTCGTTCACACCTAGCTCGGGTAGATGTCGATCTTTGGTGTAATGATTGGAAAACACTCAAACCAGTGGAGCGCGATGATATTGCACCATTTGTGGTGGCATCTATTGATATTGAGTGTAATAGTTCTACTGGAAAATTTCCAAATCCGGATGTATCCGAGGATGCCTGTTTTCAGATTGCCATTTCACTGTGTACATTTGGTAACGATGAACCATATGAAAAGGTTTGTCTCTGTTACAAGGATACGGATGGACCAGATGTCGTGAGTTATTCAACAGAACGCGAGATGCTAGAGGCTTTTCAAAAATATCTTCATGCAAAAGATGTGGATATCATCACGGGTTGGAATATTTTTGGTTTTGATCTTGAATACATTTATAAGCGTGCACTTTTGACTGGTTGTCATGAAGAATTTTTCAATTTGGGAAAATTACACGAACCTCCTAGTGAACTCTTGATGAAAAAGTTGAGTTCGAGTGCGTTGGGTGACAATTTTCTCAAACTCTTGCCCATGTCTGGTCGATTTATTTTTGACCTTTTCCATGAGGTGAAGAAGGGGTACAAACTAGACTCTTACAAATTGGATGAGGTGTCGAAGTTGTACCTCGGTGATCAGAAAATTGATATGCCTCCCAAGGAGATGTTTGCGCGGTACAAGGAGGGTGATTCTAAAAAACTAGGTGAAGTCGCTGAATATTGCATCAAGGATACCCTACTTCCCCATAGACTTTTAAAAAAGATGTGCACCCTCTTGAATCTGTTGGAGATGGCCAAGGCTACGTGGGTACCTCTATGTTTTCTAGTGGAGCGCGGTCAACAAATCAAGGTGTTTAGTCAACTCACAAAAAAGGCGAGAGAACTCGGATACATGGTACCCACCATCAAATACGGCGCACTACCGGAAGAGCCTTACGAGGGTGCCACTGTTTTGGAAGCACACAAGGGAGCGTATTACACACCCATCACCGCACTCGATTTTGAGGCTCTGTATCCATCCATCATGATGGCACATAATCTGTGTTATTCTACACTCGTGATGGATGAGCGTCGGTATGGAAATGTACCCGGTGTCAATTATGAAACTTTCAAGATTGGTGAAAAGGTGTACAAGTTTGCACAGGGGGTGCCTAGCCTATTACCGAGCATTCTTTTAGAATTGAAACAGTTTCGCAAAAAGGCTAAAAAGGATATGGCTGCCGCCACCGGATACATGAAGGAGGTGTACAATGGTAAACAATTAGCGTACAAGGTATCGATGAACTCAGTCTATGGGTTTACTGGTGCGGGAAAAGGTATACTTCCGTGTGTACCCATCGCTTCCACTACAACCTCTAGGGGAAGAGGTATGATTGAAGAGACGAAGAAATATGTAGAGGAGCATTTTCCAGGTGCAAAGGTGCGATATGGAGACTCGGTGACACCGGATACACCCCTGATCATCAGACAGCACGGTCGGGTGAGAACTTGTCGTATCGATTCAATGGTGGATACGTATATAGTCCGGGATGATGGCAAAGAGGTTGCCCCGGTCGACGCAGAAGTGTGGACCGAAAATGGTTTCACACCCATAAAGCAGATCGTGAGGCACAAAACGACCAAAACTATTCATAGGGTCCTGACACACACTGGTGTTGTTGATGTGACAGAAGATCATAGTCTTCTTCGTGAGGATGCTACGATGGTTAAACCCACCGAGGTTTCATTGGGAACCAAGCTTCTCCACGGAACGTGTAAAGATGCATTCGGTGAAGTCGTGGATGAAGTGAGTGTCGAAGAGGCGAAGGTTATGGGATTTTTCTTTGGAGACGGTTCGTGTGGAAATTATAACGGAAAATATACTTGGACTCTCAATAACTCTAATAAACAATATCTAATTGAAATGTCTACACTTTGTCCATTCGATACTTCATTATACGATACTATAGAGAGCAGTGGGGTATACAAATTAAATGCAACGGGTGATGTTAAAACAATATCTAAAAAATATAGAGCACTCTTTTACAACTCACACAAAGAAAAGGTGATTCCAATGTGTATTCTAAACGCACAAAAAAACATAATACAGTCATTCATAGATGGATATTATATGGCCGACGGTGATAAGGACATTCACGGGTATACGCGCATGGATGCTAAGGGGAAAGAAGGTTCTACTGGACTTTTCATTTTGGGGAAACGACTTGGATATAATGTATCCATTAATACACGGTCTGATAAAATAGATGTTTTTAGACAGACGTGGACCACGGAAACCCAACGAAAACCCCCGACAGCCATCAAAAAACTCGAAACTCTGGGTACGATCGATGGATACGTGTACGATCTCACCACAGAATCTCATCATTTCCACGTGGGACCCGGTGAACTCGTGGTCCATAACACCGATTCAGTCATGGTTGAATTTGATGTCGGTGGTCGCACGGGTGTGGAGGCTATCGAATACAGTTGGGAATTGGGTGAACGCGCCGCGGCTGAATGTAGCGCCCTTTTCAAAAAACCAAATAATCTTGAACTCGAAAAGGTGTATTGGCCGTATTTTCTGTACTCGAAAAAGCGATACGCTGCTAAATTGTGGACAAAGGGTAAGGATGATAAGATGCACATGGATTACATAGACATCAAGGGGCTCCAAGTGGTTCGGCGCGATAATACACCCCATGTGAGAGAGGTGTGCAAAGAGCTACTAGATGTTGTCCTCACATCCAACGACCCAGGGCCACCTAAAGAATTAGCCAAGGAGAGAGCCATAGAACTTCTTTCCGGTGATGTGCCTAATGAAAAACTCATACTGAGTCAATCACTCGCAGATTCATACAAGGTGAAGGGTGAGACGGTATCCATCACGAGCCCTGAGAGTGTTCACATCAATCAGTCGCATGTGCAAGTGGTGGTAAAGATGCGAGAGAGGAAGCCAGGCTCTGAACCACAGTCGGGGGACCGAGTTCCATATATACTCACAGACACTGGTGATCCTAAGGCGAAGGCTTTCGAAAAGTCGGAAGATCCCAAATATGTAGAAGAGAATAACATTCCAGTGGATTACATGTACTATTTTGAAAATAAATTCCTCAATCCAGTGTGTGATCTATTAGAGCCACTCTTTGAGGATCCAAAAAAGGAAATTTTCGGTGATATTCTTCCAAAAAAGAAAAAGGTTGACACTGGACCCGCACTGAGTACCATGAAGAAGGAACAACTCATAGAGGAATGTAAACGACTGGGTCTTGATGAGAGTGGCAAGGTGGCTGAGCTCAGGGGGAGGATTAAAGAGGCGAGGCAAGGTCCTTCTGTTGCGGATCTATTTAAAAATTACGATGCCAAGTATAAGTATGAGCCTACAGGATAAAATAAATGAATTGATTGAGGAAGAAATAAATCTACGACTCGTGGATTTAATGAATGAGTATGTCAATCTCATATCAAAAAAGCATGGTATCGCAATCGATTTACTCCTGAAGGATATACCAAAAACAGTCAGTGGTAAGATTTGTAAAGGTGTGAGGAATGATGGTAGGCGTTGTACCCGCAAGGGTATACATGACGGATACTGTGGAATGCATGTGGCTCAAAATATATCCATCAAGTGTTTACCCGTCAATAGGACTGGTGGTCATACACACGGGCCTGATAAAATGTTTGTTGAAGGGTGTCAAGAATGTTTATTTTCGAAAGAACTTATAGATTTGAATTCATTATTTAACAATGAGCAAAACTGATATCCTACTAACATCCATAAACAATTTTTATAACCAAGAGGAAAGCAGAACTAAATTAATGACTATTTTAAACAAAACAAGTGGCATTTCACTTCGTAATTTGGAGTGGTTCATCACAAATTACGCAAAGAAGAATAATACAACATTCAAAACTCGTGATGGTAAACTATTCACCGTACACTGTGCGTATAAATCGAGTCTCGATGGCTACAGTAAAAAGCTGTTTGATCCATTTTGTAGATCTGAAAAATTTATGTACACCATACCTGGTACAAATGAAGAAATTTATACGACTTTGGCACAATTAAATTTTATAAAGTGGTGCATAAAAAATAACATCATAGATTATATCATTGATAATAGAAAATTTCTATTTAATAAGCAATTGACATGAATCCACCTTCGAAATTAAATGTCTGATAACCAGTATAATACATGTGCATCGAATACACCTTGCTTGTGTCTTTTATTTTCACTTCTATATTTGTCTTGTCTGATTTAATTTGACTAAAATCCAAGTTTCCCGATGGCTCCACATTGATTGGGTTCATCGAGAAGCTATATGTGTATATGTTGCGTATAGGTCTTGCCAACCGATGTTTAAATG